ATATGAATTTGATAAACCTCTAGCTCTCCTTTGGGCATCAGCAAAAGCAGCATTTTTTGCTGCGCTTCTATCTTTAATAAATCTAAGATTTCCTCCAACATTTCCAAGTTCACCAACTTTCCCATAACCTGAAGTTGAACTTGAAGATGTAGTTGCTCCTGAAGTTGATTGTGCCCTTGATTGTGATGCAGTACGAGTAGGTGTCTTTGGTTTTGGATCTTGAGTTATTCCTACCGTTGTTTGTCCGCCAGGTTTATCACCCATAAGTTGATCATAAGATTTGTTAGTTGGTTTAATTTGTGCATTAGATGGAGCTCTTCGATTATGTCTATCCACATCTGATTGGGACACCCCTTTTCTAAAACTACCAGGAATTGTAACACCAAAAACTTTTTGTACTGTTCCTGCCGTAGTAAATCTAGAACCACCAGCTGGATTTGCTCCACGTTGACTTCTGCCAGCAACTACCCTTCCAGTTCCAGGAAGGAACTCATTAAGTTGCTGACTATCAGATTTAAATTGTCCAAAACTCTTAGCACCTTCTACATGAACAATTGGTTTATCTTCTTCTCTTTCTCTTTCAAAATAGTTAACCAATACAGCTTCAGGGTAGATCTTATGAAGTTGTGCTTTAACATCTTCTCTAGATGGTCTCTTCGCTGTTGGAAAGAAAAAGTCTAAAGACTTATACTGACCTCTGAAAGTAAAAAATACTTTATAGTTTTTGCCGAGACGTTGAAATCTTTCATATTTTTCTTGCATCTCAAACTCTTCATTTTTACTATTGCCGTAGTTTTCAGCACCTTTTTTGCGGCACTGAACTAAACGTCCAGATGCATATGCAGAAGGCCAAACCTTAGCACTTGCTTTTACTTTTTTATAACAAGCGTCTTTTTCACCAGCAGATTCTTTAGTGGTATATCCTGCAGCGGCATCTGTATTGTGTTCGGTGTCCGTAATCTTTGCCTGAACCCAAGCAGGAATATTCTTTTCTTTATTACCTAACTTCTTCTTAAGTTTCTTGATATTTTCAGCAGACTTATCAAGTTGTGCCTGTGCCATAGACACTTCGTGATCTTTTTCTTCGTTTTTAATTGCCTTGGCAATCTTGTGTGCTTTCTTAATTGTTGACTTTTCCAGAGGAGGTTCGTCACCAGTGGATTTCATAGCTTGTGCCATGCCAACTGCATAAGCATTTCTAACTTCCAATAATTCTGAGACCGAAAGAAGTCCTTCATGTTCAAAAGATGCTGATACCATTTTTGCTTTACCTTTTCTATTTGGATTAGGATCTTCTCTACGTTTTTTAGCTGCCCTTCTATTTCTTTCGTCTTTACTCATCGCAGCACGGTCATCAGCATCACGGCAGAATGGTTTTGTTTTCTGTCCTGGTTGCTTAGCGCATGGTTTTCCATCATATTTACCACCAGTTTGGACCCATCCACCACCTTTGAACCAATCACGGAGGGAATAATTTTTATCTTTGGCAGATTTACCGTCTCTCATTTTTGCTGCTTTAAGAACTTTGCCAATTCAGCTGTTGATCCAACAAATAGTGCATTATTAGTAACTGATTTTGGACCACCATCATCCTCTTTATTTAGTTCCTTCATTTTCTTCTGGAGATCAATTAATTTATCTGTTGTATCCGCAACACTTTTCATAATCTGACCAGCAACTTCATAAGCTCTTGGTGAGTCAGATTGTTGTGCGAGTTCCATAATACCGTCAAGACTCTCTTGACCCTTTTCAATCAAAGAATACAAGTTTCCTCTTGTATACTCATAATCTTTTTTAATTTGTTCTACAGACTGCTCACTTATAACATCCCTCTCAATTTGTTTTTGAGTGGGTGTGACATTAACAATATCAGTCTCTGTGTTAAGAGACTCACTAATTTTATCGAATTTTGATGTTGACATGGTTCAAATTAGGTATCAGTTCCCTTGGTTGAATTATATGATTTTGAATCAGAGAAAAATTCTAGACTCTCACTGAATCCAAAATCATCTCCAGGTTGAGCTGAGATTGGATCTGGAACTGCTGTGTAACGTACTTCTCTCTTAGCAGTTGCTTTATCTGTACCACTATGGTAATCAACCTGAACCTTGCGAATGAGACCGTCACTAGTATCGGCAATAGGACCAAATAGATATGTGTGTGCTGTAAAATTTAAAGTATAAAGTAAAACTCGTCTCTGCTCAAAATTTCCCTCATATTCATCTTGCATCTGAATATTGTTTAGGGTAATAGGAATATCTCTTTTTTCACCAATAGAACTTACAAGATCTACAGTAACTTTAAATGTTGGTTGAAAATATGGTAAAATTTGCTCTATAATTTGTAGAGCATCATCATTCAGTTTTGACATGATTGACAACTGAAAATCTACATTATATGGAACTGGATAAAATACTTTCTTTAGATTATCACCATCAACTGCTTTAAATGTCTTCGTGACACCCATTTTTCTATTTGGGTCATATGAAATGCCCATCATTTCAAACGACATTCTTGGTAGAGTCATGGCAACTGCTCTATCTGGATCTTCCCCAAGTTGCTCAAGTCTAGCTAGAAATTTTTGTTGTGGACCATAGGCTAAAGGAACTTTAATATCGCTAGTAACTGGAGTATTAATGACTCCATTTCCAGTTCCAGTTGCTTCCGTTCCCTGATGTTGAATATGAATATCGTTGAATAATGTACCAAATGAAATAATTGTTTTTCTTAATATTTCATGGTAATAATAAGTTCCTAACATCAGTAACCTCCAAAGGGATTGGACTCAGTAAAATCTAATATGTTGTCAGCTTCAAGTTCAATCTCTTCATTTTGTGCATATGCAATTTCGTTGCTTGCATCCGAATCAAAGGAACTTATTGTATAAGATGCTCCAGATTCTGAACCAGTGATTGTTTCACCTGGAGTAAAGTTACCACTATTTATGTAAACGTTAAGGAATAGATCATCCTTATCAAAGTTCTTAACTCTTGCTGTAGCTCCAGAAAGAGAACCTGTAATGATTTCTCCAGAGATAAATGTTCCAAGACCAAGAACAGTTGGGGTATCAACTACAATCTCAGGAACACTTGTATACCCAGAACCAGCATCTCTTATTCTATATTCTGCAATACTACCACCCGCTCCAATAGATGCTGTTACATCTGCAGTATTTCCAGAAACTGGTGCATCTACAGTTATTGTTGGAACGCTGCTATATCCAGCACCAATCATATTTGGATAATCAAATGCATCCAATACAGTGCTAACTCCAACAATACCAATAGATCCATCTCCAAGAATGGCAGTTGCTGCAGCACCAGATCCTCCACCACCAGTTATTGTGACCGTTGGTGGTGTTGTATATCCATGACCAGGATTTATTAATAGTATTTCTTTTAATGCCTGTGCGTCACCAACAGAAGTTGTAATTGCAACCGCAGTAGCGTCAACACCACCAGATGGAGCTGTTGAAATTGATACTATTGGTGTGGAACTGTAGTCGTAACCCTGATTTATCAAATCAATACTTCTTACAGCACCATTATGAATTCCTTGAGCAGATGCATATGCAGTGTGCCCAACCCCAGTCAAAATTAGTTGTGTAATATATCCCTCATCAACTACTCTATTATCAATTTCATTAATTGATGTATCAATAATTTCATCTTCAAGTTGAAAGAGTTCACATGACAGTTCATAAACATAATTTTTTCCTAGTTGAAAAAATGGTTTCTCATGCTCTACATTTTTAATTTCAAATATTCTTTGTCCTAATGGGAAATAAATTAAATCACCTTCTCTTGGTCTTTGAGTTATTTCTATTTCAGCATCTGCAAACAAATTTAATTTTTCCAAGAAAGGCTCTATGAATAACTCAAATCTTTCTTGAGATATGATCAAAGAGATTTCATTCTTCAATTGTATGCCAAATTTTGACATAATCTCAACATCTTTACCATACCCCTCAAAGTTATTCAGATATGCTTCGATAATGAAATTATCATCAAATTTTGACATGATAATTTCATTAGAAAGTTTTTCTCTCCCTAAAATTTTTCTGGGTAGATAGTAAACATCTATCCCATACATTTTTAAATGTTCATTAATAAGATCTTGCAGCAAAAATTGTTCTTGCTGGGATCCTTGTAAAAAGAAGGGGTTTAATGCCATTATCCTATCATGTCCATCGGTGGTAGTTCATATGTGGATTGCATCATTTGCTCTATCTGAGCTATTTCTGCATTTCCATCATCATAATATTGTCTACCATTCAGTTCAATACCTCCAGGTAGTTTAGCTCCACTAAATTTCATCATATTCGCTCCCCACTGCCTCTTGATCATGGCAGTGAGATATCTCTTCAACCAACTATCATTATATATTTTTGGGAAATCTCCTGGATTTAGAGCACGTTCACAATCTATGATTATATAATTGTCTGCATTTTGTGCAGTCCAATCCATATCAAGATATAATCTCCCCTGTCTCTTATTAAATCTAACTTGCTTGTCAGTTGTTAGTAGCATGTCGATATCTTCAAGATAACTTTTAGTCATCGAATAGTGAAGAAGATCCACACTGCTGAAATAGTATAAGTCATTCAAAAACAACTGATACTTGATACTAAACATTCCACCAGAAATGGCGTTAGTGTCAAACTTAAAAACTTTATTAATTGCCAGTACTTGATCTGGCACTTTTATATAATTATTATTTTCTGTAAATTCAAATTCACTTGTATTACCAACTGATTCTGATACAGTTGTGGTTGTTATTCCACTAACGCCTGGAGCTCCAGGACCCTTTCCTCTGTTGATATCATCATCAGTTAATTTGTATTTTAAGTACATTCTTTCAGAACCATCATAATGACGTTCCTGAAAATATTGAATGGCATCATCAACTAAATCACTAATTTGATCATCGTCCACATTAATTTCTAGGACTGGAGCTCCCAATCTTCTTAAACAATAATCAATAAGTTCTTGTCTAGTTGTTGGTGATGCCATCAGAATGAACCTCCATCAATTGTTAAATTGTATTCGGAGCTTCCTGTTAATAATTGAGTAGAAGTCCATTTTTGAGTTGTGTCATTATATACTAATACGGATCCATCATGTTGGCCATTAGTTACAAGATCAACATCATCAAGTCTTCTAAATGCATTTACACGATCTGATTGTGTAATTCTAATTGCATTAGATTGACCAACTCTAACTCTTACTGCGTCAGTCATTACCTCGTTACTCCTGCTCTTACTAGTGCGGAACCTTCAACCAACCTGATAGTTTCCGTTGGATCAGTCACGGTAACATCATAAACATATCTCCCAGGTTTAATATTGGCAGTTTCACTTGAACCTAATGATATTTTCACTTCACCTTCAGTTGCATTTGATACGGTAGCAGCAAATGCAACTGCCGTTGAGCTACTAGGAGTTTTTCTTAGTTGGGAGGAAGCGGCATATCCAACAAGATTCAAAGAATCTCCAGTAGCAGCTGCCTCAATATCAAACTTGACACTAAAATCTGCCCCTTGATTAATAACAATATTGTGAACGTATACTGCCATCTGCCATACTCTAAGCGGCCTATGATTTATTTATGAGAGTCTTAAGTAGGGACTTGATTTCGTCAATCTCATTCTTAAGATTTTCAATCTCAGCATTTTCTTCTTTTTTCTTGTTCCTTTTCTTCATATAATTCATATATGCGTTGTTATTTGTATTAACAACAGCATTAGTATTGGGATCCCGTGCTAAATTGGGATCCCCTTCAATTTTTATCTGTTTCATTATGCAAGAGCAATAACTCTAATATCATTTAGTCTAGGAGCAAAACATTCATTTGTTCCACTAAACACAATCTTGATTTGATAACCACTAAATGGTGGTAGATTATCAGCGGTGAACTGATATTCTTTAAATTCATCAAGATTTGATGGATTTACAAATGCATCGGAACGACCAGAATTCTTAGAAGCATCTATCACTCTGTCACCAAAACCATCATCATCAGTATCAACTAGGTTGTCATATCCAGGGAATAGTTCAAAGGCTGGTTCAACATTTGCAGAGTCTTCGACAAAAATTCTGTAAAGAACTCTCATATCTGAAGTAGGTCCAACATAAGCAGATGTTAGAACTTTTAGTGATGTTGATGGATTTTGTAGATCAATCTTTTGTGATACGTATGTAGCAGAGTGTGGATCTCCATTTAAAGAATTGACTCTACCATCAACCGCATAATCACTAATTGGGTTGTTTAGTCTACTTCTATCAATATCAACTGAACAGTTGTCTAGGTAAATGAAAGGTGAATAATTATCATCTTCAGTATTAAGATCAATCTCAAAAGTAATTGATTTATTTCTTGGTAGATCTCCAAGATGTTCATTTTCATTCACCTTAGATGCAATCATCCTTGGTGTGGGATATAAAATTGTAGAATTGAATTCAGCTGTGGTAAATCCTTGGTCCTGGAATGATGATTCTGAACCGCCAGAACTTGTACCACTAATTGTTCTGATTCTGGATGCAATTGTTGTGTTTCTTGGAGTAACAATATCAAATCTTGGTGTTAATCTATCAAACTGTAGATTTCTGGAAATCCAAACATTATTTCCACCAGCAATCTTTTCATCCGTGAAGTTTAGTTGATTACTTCCAGTCTTTCTATTTCCCCTATCAATTTCTAGATAATATGTATCAATTGTCTTTGCACTCTGAAGAGTTGGATCAGATGGCATAGAAACTTCTTTATTAATACTTGCGAGAGAAATTCCGTTAAATTCATAAGGATAAATTTCAACCCCGTCAGAATGACGACCAGCTAGACTTCCTTCAGCACCTCTTGTTGAGATTCCTAAAGTTCCACTTCCAATACTATTGTAGTATATAATCTCATTATCAACTAAAGCATAACCAGCTGACGTAGAAACTCCTTGGAATGTTGCAAATATTGAAGTATTTGCAACTGAAATTGTGTTACTAGTTGCTGATATGTTTGCAGTTAGTGTTGTTGGTGAAGTTGTCGGTGCAACATTTTCAATCTTGAGTACATTATTAACAGATTGCATACCATGTGAAGGATGCAGAATTTCAATAACATTACCAGAATAAATTCTATCAGTTAATGTTGAGCTTGAGACGGTTGTATTTGCTAGAGAAACTGCAGTTGATCCATCATAGTAGACCAGGGGATCTTCAAGTGTAAAATTCTCACCCTGAACATTAGTAGCATATAATGTATCATAACCGCCAATTGATGTGACCGAGAATCTTGCACCAGTTCCTTTAACAACATCACTGGTTGTGATACCAAGCGTATCACCTACCATATAACCCCTTCCAGTGCTTGCAATTGACACTTCACCCAATCCAGTACCAGTGATGGTTACAACGCCCACAGCGCCGCTTCCAGAACCCGTTACGGAGTAGAATGAAACGTTGTTATATGTTCCAGAAGAATATCCAGCACCAGCTAGATTGACAGTCAATCCAGCAACTGGTCCACCAACATTTTCAATAAATCCAGTAATTTCTGATCCAGATCCAATCTTTCTTCCAGGAGTTAGAATCTCCTTCATTCCAGTTTCTAGGACAGTAGTAATACCAACTGATAATTTTCTTGGGAGAGATTTAATTGGATTGGTTGGAAGTTCTGGGAGAATGTCGGAATCAGAGGATAATTCTGGATTATAGAATGTAGCTGTTCCGCTTGTTGCTGTAAACTGACACTTGTTGACACGGAATCTCATATCTTCAAACTGAGTTGGAGTCCATGTGGATCCATTCTGTGATTTGAATAGTGATCCTGCACCATACTGTCTAGTGTAGACTACAGATTCTGGTCCAGATAGTTCCTGAGTATTGACTGTTCTCTCTCCTAGTCTGGCAATCCAAGCAGTATATTTATCGCTAGTTGGAGAAAGTAAAACAATCGCATATTCAGTTTCTGGCAAAACAGGTATTGGTGACTTAAATGTTACTTTTGTAGCAACACTGGCATCACTAGAAGTATTAACTTGAGTTGGTGATAGTACAACCTCAGCATCTTCAGATGCCAAAATTAGTGTTGGCGTACCAAGTTCAACAGTTCTAATTTGAACAGTAAGTGGAGTTTTGGGATCTTTTGTTGCCATGTAAATGTCAACAGAAGAAATATATGCCCCTTTAGAATCTGTTAAAAATGTTTGAGCTAGAGGGTCTTCACGTATTACAATTCTCTCCCTTTCAACAACTCTTCGTGTCTCTCTTTCAACAACTGTTCTTACTTGTGTTTCTACTCTTGTAGTTCTCTCTACAATTTGGTTTCTAATAATAATTTGTGGTGGTGGGGGTGGCGCAAATCTAAACTGTAGATTATTTGTGACTGTTGTGGTTGTGTCATTCCTTGTAGTCGTCATCGCAGTTTGCGTGAGATTCAAGGTTGTTCTTCTGGTAATACCAGTTGCGGTAAATGCTGCTTCTGCATCACTTACGGTAAGATCTCCAACCAAACTTTCTGAATCTGTACTACTATTTGTTAGTTTGAATACTCTTGTACCAGTTCTAAATCTTGGTGTTGCTTCTGGATCTCTAAAGAAGATTGAACCATATAGACTTCCAAAACTGTCAGTAATTAGTCTGATTCGTCTCAAATCTGCTTGAGCATTACTGGTTCTACCAATAAATGTCATTCCAGTGGCAAGTCTACCAAAGAAACTACCCTGTTGAGCTAGTGCTAAAGACGCAGTATCAACATTTAAGAATGTTGATGATGAATTATATGTTCCAGAGTTAACTAGTGATAGATTTCTATCATATGGACTTACATCAAATGTGAGAGTTGGTGAGTTAAATTCTCCATTTTTATGATTTGGTCTGCATAATCTAAATGTGATTAATCTTCTACCATTTACAAATCCATCAACAGTCTCCCCGACAGCAAATGATCCAGTAACATTTCGGATTTCAACTAATTTTGGTACAACATCAATTCTGTTTGAACCATCCATGAAGGAATAATATCTTGTGAAAGGCTTAAGACCTTCGGACTTAAATTCCACATTTCTTGATCTAATGAATCTGTCTTGAATTTCATTAATATCAATACTCGCATCAACATTTGTTAAAGCACGATTTTGCCAAGACTGTGTTTGTACAGATCTTGTTCTTCTGTTTGTTAGACCAGCAACTCTTCCACCTCTTGGGCCACCATTACCAACACTTAGATTTGTTGCAGAAACAGTTCTTCCAGTATTAATTGTCTGGAATCTTTCAATTGTGTTTCTATTTGTATCAGTTAGATTAGTTGTCCAAGAGTCTCTAGCTGGTTCTAGAGTAATTCTCCCAACCCAATCAATAATATTAAATGGGTTTACATTTTCAGTTCTAGTTGCAAATGGTTGATCAATATATTGAACTTCCTCATAATTTAAACTTACAACATTACCAGTTTTTCTTAGATTGCTATCAAGAAGTGAGTAGTTCTTTGTAAAATCAAAGGTTCTGGATTGAATGTTTGTTGATGGTGCAAGTTGTGGTGTTACAGTAATTCTATCTGTTGGAGCTGATAGTTCATCAATACCCATGTCAACTACACAGGTTGTCCTTTCAAGATCTAGGAAATTGCTACTTGTAAAATCATCCACAAAGAATCCAGTCTTAAATCTATCAAGACCATCTTTATCCTGTACTTGTAAAGATCTAGTTTCTACTTCAAGTAAAGATAGAGAAGAAACCTCTTCAAGAGTTTGGACCCTATCCTCAAGAATTCCAATATCTCTCATAGTATATCTTCTATTATCAACGTTGATAATTCTTACGTCATCAACATCATAGAGATAAGCTGGCAATACTAATGTTGCCAGTGTCATAGAATCTTCGACAATAAAGGGAACTGCTGGATTGTCTGCAGAGGTTCCTTTTACAATTTTAAATTTACCCTCTTTAGTTAAGATTAATCTATCCATTCTTGGTAGATAGTAATCATATGATACTAAAGTGCTTTCATCTGGTTTGGGGATTAAAGATGTGGTTGAACCAGTTCCAGAAAAATCTCTAGAGTCGTAATCAAATGGTGAGGATGTTGTTGAGGTGAAGTTTGATACTCTTGGTCTAAAATCAATCGTATCTGTAGCTCTTACTAGATTTCCTAATGGATTTGATCTATTTCGTACAGTAATAGATGGGACATCTTTAGAGAACCTTTCCGCACCATAGGAAAGGACTGTATAAGCATCACCTTCATCAGTGTCGGCAATTGTATAGTTATTGTAAATTACAAGTAGTTGTTTTGTTGGTGCAGATACTCCAGGCTTTCTTACAAGTCTAGAATAGTCATATATGTCTGGTCTCTGACCTTTATCTAAAATAAAGTCCGATGTCCTATCAATATAGAGACCGTTTGTGATTCCTTGCAGTGATCCAAGAATGCCAGACTCTTGGAATGTAATTTGTTCTCCAGGGACAAATCTATCTTCATTTAAATATATAATTTCAATTTCTGTGCTTGATAGTCTTGTTACTATTTGTGCCAGTGCTTTGTTATTTGGTCCAGAAACAAATTCGCCCAAAATTGAATTTGTGTCTAAGGAAAGACCAGATTCAAAAGTTAATTTATCTAAAATAGGAGCAGATGCATTTGTGGACTCATATATTGCAATTACTTTAACGACATCTGGTTTATTCAGGGATATTTCATCATCTTCAACTCTCAAACCATAGAATGCATTAAAGTCGAGACCATTTGCAGTATTTGAAGATATTCCAGAATTTGAATATTTGGATTTATCTACAGTAACCTTAGTGCTTCTTGTATAGTTTTTAATTTTTGACCTTAGTCCTTGCTTCTTGATGGTAGCAATCAAAGTAACGTTAGATTCACTTGCTGTCAATCCAGTAAATGTTATTTCTGTACCATCACTATTAACTGAGAATTGATCCCCAGTTAAATCTTCAATAGTTCCATCCGAATAATGAATAGAATATCTTTCAGCATCAAATGTTTCAAATACGGAACTTGTAATTCCACTGATGCTGCTTACATTTACAGTCAAAGATCCACCAGCATCGGTAGATAGTCCATCTAATTGATTGTAGATGGGGAGATTTGAACTGCTAAGATTTATATTTGCAACATTAGGATTAGCTAGTGGAATAACTAGAGAACCCTGATTTTCACCAAAAATAAATTCTGGAGAAGTTGTTCTAAAATCAACTTCAATAGTTGAACCAGGGAGAGCTCCACTATTAACACCACTAATGTCTGGAACAGACACAACAGTCATAGTGTTGCCGTCCGCAGAAATATCTGCTACCCTATTATATGAAACGTCAGCATATGCTGGGTTTTGATATTGAATAATTGTATTCGTGGCAATTCC